GCATCAAGTAAAGTTGATTTACCTGCACCATTATTACCTACAATTAATGTTAAAGGAGACTTTAAAAAGTCAACTTCTATAAACTGATCGCCAGTTGATAGAAAGTTCTTCCATCTACATTTTTTAAAAAATATCATCTTTAGTTACAAAACCTTTAAAGTCATTTGTTCTTACGCATATGTCAAACGAAATGGATGCTCTTTCTTCATCTGTATTACTTGCTTCAACATAGTGTTCTAAGAAAGAAGGAAAAATTACTAATAAATTTTCTTCAACAGGAAATTTAAAAGTTGCGTGATAATTTGTTCCAAAATTTACTTGTGAATATCTAAAATGAAATTCGTTAGAAACAGCACCTTGACGTGGGTCTCTAAAACATATTCTTCCACACTTGTTTGGAACTTTAACATAATAAGTTCCAGAAAACTGATATTGATTTCCGTGGTTGTGTATTTCATTATAGTTACCTCTTGTGTTTATGTTAAACCACATTTGAGGTATTTGAATATCTTGTATTGTATCATAACCTGGTATTTGTTTTATTGTTCTAAAAAATTTTGTAATCTGTTCTATTAGAGGTTTAAATCCTACAACTTTATCCATATGTTGATGTGATTGATAACCACCAACGTTTGATCTGTTACGACCTATTTCTTTTGCTTTTTCTTGTTGAATAACTGGCATTAAATTTAAGTCTTCAGTTTTTAAAGCATATACATTTGTTGGCCATAGTGGATGTATAACCATTCTATCTAATTCATATTTCATACTGTATCTCCTCCTGTTTCTCCTGCTTCATTATATAATGACTTCATAAAATTTTTTAACTTTTGTTTATCTAAAGGTGTATCTATTTGATCTATATAACCATTTAATAGTGTAACTGTATCTTCAGATATATCTACTACGTTATCACTTACGGAAGAAGTATCAAATTCTTTAAAGTCTTCTATAATATTTAATTCGTGTACTTTACTATTTTGATAAAACTTTTCAACATATGTTTCAAACATTTTTTTATCTGATTTATTAACCACAATAAGTTTGACTAAGTGATGATCGTATTCTGTTATATCTTTGTTTGTGTAATCTTCTTTTGTATCATCATAAAATATTTTTTTATGAATTGTATAAGGATTTTTAATATGAGTGAGTTCTCTAGTTTCAGTATCAAATACATTAAAACCTTTTGGGTCTTTAAAGTCTGACCAAGTCATTTCATATTGAGCGCCTAAGTAATAAATGTGATTGTTGTTTGATCTTTTATGAAAATGACCAGACATTACCATATCAAATTTATTAAAAAACTCTTTATCAAAACCGTGAAAGTTTTGTTGTCCATTGTGCATTTCAAAACCTTTAATTTCTAAATGACCCATAACAACTTGTGCGTCTGTAGATTTGATTAATTCCATAGTATGTTTTTCATTATCATCACATATCCAAGGAAGAAATAACATTTTTAATCCACCTATCTCTACCTCTTGTGCGTGTTCGTAAATAAAAGGTTCGTGTACACCATCAAATGTAGTGTATAAAACTTTAATTGCGTTTATTGAATTTGTGTTTTTGTAATAGGTATCGTGGTTACCTAATATAATATGTGTATCAATTTTTTCTTTCCATAATATTTCAAAAAACTCTTTTCTAAAAGTTTCTGCTGTTTGAAAGTTTATAAATTTTCTACGATCAACTACGTCACCTAAATGAATAAGTGTTTTTATATTATGTTCTTTTAAATAAGGAAAAAATATATTTTTATAAAATTTTAATTGATAATCTGCAAATGCAGTACTATCATTTCGTACTCCAAAATGTGTATCATTTAATAATGCTATTTTCATAATCTAAAAATCAGTAATATATTATAATCTATTTTCTTTTTTTATATCTGCCCATATAGTAATCACTTGGTTCGTAATCCCAACGTTTACCGTGATGTCCTCTTATGTCAGCATAAAACATTCGTAACTTTACTATCAAAGTTCTCCAAAACGTTCTTCTTGCCATATGTCTCCTACTAATTAAGATAATTCTTGTTCAATGAATTTTTTAATCTTATTTAGTTTTTCGACTATTTTGGGGTCACTTTTGTTTAGACAAAGATTAATTATAATGTCAGGTATATCTTTATCATATTCATCTTTAATAATTTCTTCTACCTGCGGTTCAATATCTAACTTCATTTTTTCCTTTTTTGTTTCTTTTTTTCTTCTGCTTTTTTTGTTTCTATGTCGTCAACTTCAACAAAGTAATTCTGTTTTAAAAAAGATGATAGGTGTTTGTCACCTAAACCACCTGGATTTAAAGTAGGATCATCTAAGTTAAATTCTTTTATTAGTTTACCTTTAATCATAACTTGTTTTTTTTCTTTTTGTATTCTTCTTATAAAGGCATAATAAATGATTTGTGTAAAATAAGCAAAAGGATTTTTAGATTTCAAAGGATTAAAGTTTCCTAAGTATTGTAAACAGTTCTCTATTCCATCACTTATCATATCGTCTCTAAATGTGTAATTAATAAAATTTGGTCTATAACTTAAATGATTTGCAATCTTCAAAAAACATTCACCAATATAATCAGTTACAGGAGGATTAGGTTGTTTATCTTTCTTTGCTTTGTTGCATAGTTTTTTATAATCTATCATTGCCTGTAGAAACTTTTTATTATCTACGTAATGTTCTTTTTTTAATTGATCTTTATTCATAATATTATTATACTACATATTGACTTATTTGTCAACTTTTCCCTATACTTTTTTTGTTTGTTTTTATTTTTAAAAAGGTTTGACAAAGTTGATGGTTTGTGTTATAATTGGCGTGTAGCCATTCAACCAATAATCCTATTAGATATACTCTAGCGTCTCTAGTGTAATTTTTTAGAAGGCATATTAGGTTCTTCAAAGAAGTCATCATCTTCGTCATATCTTTCATTGTTTTTAAATTGATCTACAAGTTTATTTAACTTATTAATCTCTTTAGCGTGTTTTTCTTTAAATTTTACTTTATAATTAGCATAATCGGATCTTACATTATCATAATGTTTAGTAAAAGTTTTATCTGCGTTAACTATTGAAATTATTTTATCTTTAGGAATACTAATTACTTTATCTGGAGTGAAGTTATTCCATCTTACCAACATTATACTTTCTTCCACGCCCAATTGAACGATTCGTGGTGCAACTCTTAATACAAATGCTTCTTCTATTCTTAATAAAGGAGATTTATCACCTAATTGTTCTTTGGGTAATTGACAAGCAATTTCTTCTCCGTTTACTAACTTGATAATCTTACAAGTAGAAACATATGGTGGTTTTGCTGGTGTTGTCATTTTTTTAACTCCACGTTGTGTATTTCATAATCAAATTGTTCTTCATTGTAAATATTTATTCGTTCTAAAAAGTGCTGTAATGTGTAGTTTTTGTTTTCTCCTATAGATAAATCATCCGTTATGTCATACATAGTTGCGTCTGTTTTATTATCTCCAAGACGTAACGATCTACCTATTGATTGTAAATGTCTTATTCTACTTTTACCAGAAAATGCAAATACTAAGTTATGTAAATTTCTTATATTAACACCAGTACTAAATGTACCATAACTTGCAATAATAATAGCGTTATCTGATTTCTCTACAATACCACGCACTCTTTCTCTTTCATCCGTTTCTACACCGCCGTGTATAAAGAATACTTTTTTATTAGGACTATCTTTTAATAAATTATATAATACTTCTCCGTGTTTTTCTACAAACTGAAATAGACATAAAGTATTACCTTGTAAATCTAAACAAAGATTTTTTACAAAGTTATTTCTAGTTTCATTTCTTACAAGATAATCTACTTCTTCCTGATAAGATTTGTTTTTAATATATTCTCTACTTTGTTGAGTATGTTTTAATACTAAACATTTAACAGATAGTTTCGCTAGTTGTTTTTTATCCATTAATGTTTTAGTTGAAGTAACTTTATTAACAACACCAAACAGTCCTTCTAATACAAGTTTATGTGTTTTAGTACCATCTAAAGTACCTGTAAGACCTGTTCTAAATTTACATTGTTCTAATTTAGTCATTATAGACATAAGACTTTTTGCTTTAAACAAGTGTGCTTCATCACCTAAAACACAACCAAAGTCTTTAAAAAAAGATTTTGGCATTTTATAGATAGATTGCCAAGTAGATATAACTACTTCTTTCTTTGCTTCTTTTGTAAATCCTTGATATATTTTTTGACAATAATTTGTTACATTCCAACCATAGTCTTTAAAGTCTGAATACATTTGTTCCACAAGTGATGTAGTTGGAACAATAATAAGTATTTTATTATTTTTTTCTTTTTTTAATAACAATCTATAAAAACGAATCAACGAATATATGATAAGAGACTTACCACTTGCTGTTGGCGATAGTATCATATTTCTATTATACTTAATAGATGAATAGATTGCTTCATATTGATAGTCTCTTATTTCTAAAGGTTTACCTCTACTTTGAGGTTTTAAACTATCAACAAATTTAATAACTTCTTCTTTTTTAATATTATTAATACTTTCAACATCTTTTGCTTCAAAGTATTCTATGTTCTTGTCTTTTGCAAATTGTCTTATATAAGGTAAAAGACCTGCAAATATTTTACCAGTTGCGTATGAGTATAATCTTATTTTACCATCCCACACTCTACTTCTATATTGAGGTGTGAATTGATAACCTGGAACTTGAAAAGTAAAGAAATCAGATAATTCTGCTTGAATGCCACGATCGGCGTCAACGTGTATGTACACGTCATTGACTTTAGAAACTACAATCATTTTACTTTGCCAGAAGTGACTAACTTTTCAATCTTACTTGCAATTTCCATTTTTTTAGGGTCCTTAAAGTAACTAGTCATACCCAATTGAGGTCTACAATCATATAAGTTATTATCTTTAAAAGGACCATCTATATCATTATAATGTAAGAATACTTGTGATATTTTATCACCATCAAAAGGTTCTCTCCAATGTTCAGAAACAACACCTCTATAAACCATCATATCACCAGGTTTTAAATCTACTGAAATACCTTTTTTACCTTTTTCTCCACTTGTATCAATATAGATTGGCCAACTCTTAGTAGTATAACCTAAACATAGAGTAGTAGATACTTCACAACTAGCACGATCTTTATGTCTTCTTAATACGTGTCCGTTTGAGTATATTCTAAAATATGAATAAGCAGGTATTAAATTTAATCCTGTAATTGATTTCATTTTACTAGTTAATGTAGCAAGTAAAGCATCCATTGCCATATCTCCATAATTACTAAAACTATTAGGAGATTGTGAATCGCCTTCTCTCATACCAAACATTTCATATATCATATGATTTTTAGGTGGTAATAAGTTTCTTTTATCTAGTTCAATATTAACTTGTTCTTTTAAAAAAGAATATTGAAAAAGAAAATGTGCAAGTTCTAATGATATACAGTTCTTTACTACACAGTACTTATTTTCTTTAAACTGTTTTTGTAATTCTATATGTTTATCTGTAAGGTTTGCCATTGCACCATAACACTAAAGAATATCTAGTGCCTCTTGTTACAGGAGTTACTTGATGATATTGAAAACTAGGAAACACTATCATACTACCTTTAGCACGTGCTTCAGTACAAGTATGAAATCTCTCGTCAGCAGTATGAGGACCATAATCAAATTTTAAATTACCGCCATCATAATTTTCTGGAGATGTTAAATTTAAAGTCATACTAATTTTTCTAATTTTACCTACCATTTTAGGTTCTAAAGTTGTATTAGGAGGCAATTTAACACCAGGTATATTAGGTACTTGCATAGTCTTTTCATTAAACATTGCCCAAGGTCTATCTCCTTGATCTGCGTGCCAAGTATAAAACATACCAGGTTTATAAATTGTAAATTGCATACTTTCAGCATAATCTATATCAAAATTCCAATCAGCATTTTTATTTGCACGATATATAAAAGGTAATATTAAATCATATATCCATTGATCGTTTAACCAAGACACTTCAGCGTCTCTATTAATTATTTGTTCAGGTTTAACACCTTCTTTTCTTAAATCTTCAACAGTTTTATCTGCACCTAAAACAATATTACTATCTTTATGTCCTTGTTTATGTTTTAAGTTTGCTGTTGACGCCTTTATTGAATCTTCACCTTCTATTTGTTTGGTTAGTTCAAATCTATTTAATCCTGCCAGTATTATATCATTGCATTGATTTTCCGTAAGTGCTTTTAGAAAATACCAATACGAATTTTTTAATATCATTTAAATCGCTCCTGAAGTAAACTTTTTCCATTCAATTGCATTTTTAATAGTGAATGTTCTATTATTTATTTGCCGTATTATTTGTTCTAAGTAGTTTACTGTAGTTGTTAAATATTCTTTTTTGTGTTTTAACTTAATTACATCTTCATCAGCATTAACATATTTGTCAACGTCTTGTCTTAGTATTTTTAAGTTAAAAGGTTTTAATTTATATACATCTGGATCAGATTTACCAGTGTAATATTCCCACTTATCTTTAATCATTTTATCTAAATCTGTTTCAGATTTTTTTAATAAAACTTTATAGTTGTTTAAAAACTTTAAATACTTGTTATGTAATTGTGGTGTTTTTAAAGACTCAATGTCTAATTGTATGTCGTTTATTTTAGAATCTTTATCTGATTCTATTTGTAGTTCTTCTAATGTCATAACTAATATTATATCACATTTCCTTTAAAAAGTCAATCTTTTAGACTATTTATTAAGAATTTGTGATACTGGTTGTCGCTGAATTTACAGAAGCAAATTCATATTTCAAATATGAAAATGATACATCTGCTGTTAAGTAATCAACATCTGTTGATTGTTGATTGTATTGTAAACCTGATAAAGAAGTCGGATATAAATTAGAAAATCTTACTTCCAATACAGGTTGATTTTTACTTGATAAAATTAATATAGTTCCATCTGAATAGATTGAACCTTCTGGTGTAGCAGGTTTTGCTTTTCCAGGTTCTGTACTAAATCCTCTTTCTGTGCTTTGAGGAAATCTATCTGAACCTGCTGATACTAAATTTCTAAATTCTGAATTGTTATGTGGAAATCCTAGTCCTGTTAACCAACCGTGCATTTCTCTATAGTTCTCTAAATTTTCATCTACTAAGAATTGTATAGATAATTTTTCAAAGGTTAATTTATCACCTGGAATAGGTATATTTTTTAAAGGAGTAGGTAGTTCAGTTTCACCTAATGTTATACCAGGTATATTTACTTGTGTACAAAAAAACTCAACTTTAGGAGATTTAATTAATGAAAATCTAAATTGAGTAGGACTGGCATAATCTAATTTACTAGGTTGCCTATCTAATGTCTTTAAAGTAGTCATACTAATATTTATATGTTATCTAGGAAGTGTTCCTGACTCACCTAGTTTCTCTATTGCTTTAATAACTGTGTTTATATTTTCTTGTTTTCTACAAGGTTTCTCTTCAGTTGATACTTGCAATTCTTCGCATAAAGGTAGTGTTTCATCAACCTTTGTTGTTTCACAAGCACTCAATATAGTAAAGACACATAACATTATTAATGATATGCTGAATATGTAAAGATATTGAATTAAAACTTTTTTCATTTGTTTTATTTATGCTAAAAAAAAAGGGCGACTTTTTACGGTCGCCCTTTTAAGAAATGTTGTATAATCTACAACTAGCAGTATTACATTAAGTTAGTTACTTTAACTCTTCTGTAGTATCTGTTAGAGTTGCTAGAAATTGAACCACCATCAGACGTTACTGAGTCTCCTGATCCAACGTTAGCAAATGGGTTTTGAGCAATACCATATCTAGTTTTGAAACCGATTTTTGGTTGGAAATTGTCTTGTCCAACTGCTCTAACCATTTGTAGAGGTACGTACGGACAATAGAATAGTCCTGCGTCATAAGGTGAAGTACCTTTATAACCAACTGTGAAGTATTGAGCAGCAGCATTGTTTGCTGAATATGGATCAATATAAACTTTATATCTACCATTTAATGTACCAGCAAAAGTATTGCCTGTGTCATCTACTTGTAGGTTGTTATTTAACGCTGGAGCGTAGTCTAATACACCCGCCATTTGTAATGCAGAAGCAACATCTGAAGAACAGATAATTATGTTACCTTTTCCTCTTCTTGTTCTTTGTGCGATTACGTTTGCGTCTCTCTCTAACTGGAACATTAAACCTTTAAACTTCTCAACTGACCATCTGCCGTTTGAGTCTGTGTCTAAGTCGAATGTACCCGCTGTAGTTGTGTTGATTTGTGCGCCTGCTTCAGCAGCAACATAGATAGTTCTAATGATCTCTCTATTGATTTCAGCAAGAATTTCAGCAGATAGAATATTTGATAATTCTGTTTCTGCGTCTAAACCGTGGATCGCTTTCAAATCTTGTGCGAGTTCCATAGTGTATTCTGCTTTAAGTGCTCTGCTTTTCGCAGTTACAGTTGACTTCTCAATTGAGAAAGCCATTTCTGCAAATGAATTACCACTAGCGTCACCTAACGCTTCAGCAGCAGCAGTTGACATACCTACACCTTTAGTGTATGTACCCGCTGGACTGTCGTTAAGAACACTTGGGTTTGAGCCAGAATGTGCTGTTGATGAGAAACCATCTACAGATGAACCTGCCTTATTTCGGCCTGAAAAATCTGTATCTGCTTCGTCAAACATTGCTTCTGTTCCAGACTGAGAGTCATATCTGCTTCTCATAGCAAATATTAAACCAGTTGGACCAGTCATAGGTTGTACACCTGCAACATCATAAGCGATTAAATTTGGCATTGCTCTTCTTACCAACGAAATTAGGATTGGATCCCAATTGTTGATTGAAGCGCCTGTAGCGTTTGCTGGAGCGGCTTCGTTTAAGAAAGAAGCGTCTTCTTTTAATGCTCTTTCTTGGTTTTCCAAGATTACTGTTGTGACAGCACGTCTATATGCATCTTTGATTTTTGGTAAATCTGGATGTTCTAGTACTGGCTGCCATTTCTTTTGAGTTTGTTCTGATAAAAACATTTTTATCTCCCTTACTTTACCGTTATTATTTACTTACTTTTTCTTCTACCATAACTTCGTTACCGTTATTATTGTAGATGTCATATTTTTTGGTTTTAGAAATAGCGGCGGTATATGCAGCCATAGCACCACTTACTTCATAATTTGGTTCTTCGCCTGCCGCCACATCATCTATTTCAGATAAGGTTTCTTTTCTAGGAAAATAACTTTCTTTAATTTTTGAAAGTTTTTCTTTATAAGATTCCTCATCAGCGTACTCAACTGATTCTGCTAAAGAATTAAATTTTTCTTTTTCAGTATCGGCTAAGTCCTTCGCCACCTCAGCAAAAACATCTTTTTGCTTAAGTTCGTCAATTTGTTTTTTAGATTGAACATTTTTTTCAATTGATTCGTTAAGTTTTTTTTCTAACTCATCAATCTTTTGTGCTTGATCTTCAAGTACATTGTACTTTTCATCTGGCACATCAATGTAATGTTCTTCAAAAAGTTTTTTAAGACCGCTAATGAAATCTTCAGCGATTTCGCCTTTGATACCTTTTTCAATTGCGAGTTCGTTTTCTTTCATCCACTCTTCAACTACATAAGACAAATAAGAATCTACTTTTTCAGATAATTCTTTTTTGTATTCTTCTTTTGCAGTTTCAAGTTCTTTAGTGATCTCGTTTTCTATTCTAGCAACTTCTTCTTTTAATTTAGATTTAATTGCCGCTTCGAAAACAACTTTTGCTTTGTCTTTAAATTCTTCAGATAAAGATTCATCGCCATCTGTTAATGCTTT